TCACCGATGGCGAGATGTATGACGACGACTGGAACGCACTGGGCCAGCGCGACAATCTGGTTGTGGTGCTCGACAGCGAGCCGGTGCCCTGCATTCGCCGAATGATCAGCGAGTCCGGTGCCGACACCATCGTCGCTCAGGCGGCGTAACCCACGGGGGTGCGTGTTGCGCAACGCGCAACCGCCTCCCCTAGCGGTTGCATGATAGTACTTGCCTGTGCGTCCATACGGACGTAACATAAACAATGTCTCAACGTAGGAGTGAATGACATGATCAGAATGTGCAACGAGTGCCTGCGCGTAAACGCGCACCATCCCAACTGCCCAGAGGCTGAGGACGCGCCAGAGCCGACCTTTACGCTATGGCTGACCGGCAGGCCGATGGATGACTGGCTGTCCAGTGAGGGCGAGATGCGTACCGCCGCGAAGCTGTGGGGATTCAACCCCTCGACAGTTATCGAAGACGGCGAGGCCGACATTACCAACGAATACGGCATCGTGATCGGCGGTTGCTACGTCAACGAGAGCGAGGTCCGCGAACATGAGTGACGTGATCGATTTTGAGGGCCGCAGGGCCGCGGAGCTGTTGAAGCGCGAGGCCGACACCCTTGAGGAAGTGAAGATCCAGCAAGACCTAGCGCAAGAGATCGGAATACAGGCCGCGCTGGATATGTTTGACAAACTGAGCGAAAGCAATGTCGATAAGACGCACGCTGGCGTGGCGGGCGCTATGACTGGCGTGTTGTATGCAGTGATCCGTTGCGCTTTCGACGTGGCGCCTTCCGTTCTTCTTGCCCGTGAGTTTATTTCCCATGCGACCGACATGGCCGAGGAAAAATACAATAAAGGAGAGGTGTGATGGATAACGCGATTTCTATATGGGTGGGGGTGCTGGCACTCCTGCTCGTTTTAGGCGTGGTGGGACGCGGTGACTACGATGATGCAGTCGCCGCTGAACGCCACTACTGTGAAATGGTTGAGGATAAGGTTTGGCCTGCCTACAACCCAAACATTGACTGTGAGGAGTAATCACAATGGAAAGACATTTTACAAAGTGGTCTAAAGAGGACGATGAGGTATTGACAGAGTGCTTAGAGAAGGGGCTGAACAAAACGGTCATTGCTCAGGCGCTAGGCAGGACGAGACAATCTGTCGCGTGGAGGGCGACACACCTCAGCAAGATCAGGCAGAGGTCATTCCCTACGCCGTCGCCTGCCCGAAAAGTGGAGCCTGCCCCAAGAAAGGTAGAACCCGCCCCAAGGGCAGAGGCCCGACCCAAGCCGCCCGAAATGCCAGACCCCATGCTGGATCGGGTTCTGGAAGCGGAGCGTATGGTTCAGCAGATACCCATGCTGACCTTGATCGCTGGCGCTGGTGCGATGATGTCGTTCACCACTCTGGTGCTTGTTGTTTTGGCGCTGGTCTCATGACTTGCCAGTACTGCGACATGGAGGGGGGCATTCATGCCCCCGCTTGCCCCGCTATCTACGAATCAACCGATTTGTGCGGGGTAGGCAAATGCGCTGACCTTGAGGCCGGCGCTTACTCTAGATTTCTCAGACGTAAGGGGATCATGAATGGCCGAGCCAGACGATTACCAGATAGCAGTGCAGGCGGCTATGCAGATGGCCGAGAGGTTCGGAGAGGACGTAGCAATCATGGCCGACCTATCGGTTATGTTGCTAAGGGAGGCAGGCTCTCCATCCATTGAAATAATTAGGTGCCCAGCGGCTTTACGCAAAAAGCCGACTGGTGCTACACTGGGTTAGCCCCAACTCCTAACCGTGTGCGGTGGCACGGTCAAGCATCCTGACTAGGGGCTAACAATGAAGTCGTGTTCATGTGATTGGTCAGGCGCTATCCACCGCATCCTATTCCCAGCAGGACTTCAAATACCCAAGAAGAGCAGGCATTTGCTTGAGTTCGCTGTACTTCATCTTCCCCGCGGCAACGTGCTCCTCAAAAGAGCCGTCCCTGTCACCCTTCCGCACCCTTCGGCAGTCTCGCCAAAAATCACCTTTACCAATCCAGCCCATTGCTGTGGGCTTGTCATCTGTAACACTGTAAAAAACATAAACATGGCATTCATATAGCTCTTGATCGCAGGTAACGTGCGCATCCTGAGAGTGCGATGGTGGCACATTCCTCTTTTTTGCCTTCACATCAATCCCTGCCATGCGACCGGATATGTCCATTACGGCAAAATCATACGGGCCTTTGTCGCAAGCCGACCACGCATGCTGTACGTTGTTCATAATCAGGAACCGCGAAAACTCCATCTCAGCAAGGGTTCCTACATGCTGTCCCTCGCCGTTTTCGCAAATCGTCATGTGATTAAAACGCCTACCCGTTCCCAGACTTTTCACTCTCAAACTCCAACAGCAACTCGATGTAATGCTTTGCTTTTAACAAGTCATCAGTACCGCCCTTGTCACGCCACCTCGACACATACTTGATCACGGCGTGTTCGCAAATCCCCAGATCATTTGCCAGCGCATATTCCAGCGGCTGAATCTTGAGCCGCTTGTAATGATCCCCGCCTACCTGTTCATCAAAACTACTCACCTTTCAACTTCCTCAGCGGATTACGGCCACCGGCCAGACGCCGCTCAGATATCCAGTCGAGCGCTTCCTTGAGCGCTGTCATTTTCTTGGCGTCCAACGACACATCCCACCCATGCAGAACAACCTCTTCCACCAGATACTTTTGATACGGGCCAAAGCGCTTGCTGACCAAATCCAACGTGCGCCCGTACCGCATGAGCGATTCTGTGGCGACAGAGTCCTTGGCTCGCTCGCCTGATGACGGCTCAGAGCTGAGTGGCTTCGTGTACATCCCCGCTTGCAGTGCCTGACTCATAACGTACTCGCCGGCCTGATGCTGGGACAGCGTGAGCAACCCGTCCATCAGATACCGATCAATCAGCGTCTGATCCATCACCTTGGCCCGAGGCATGTTGCCGCCCTCGACCATCACGGCGTGGCGCTTGTAGATTTCCTTCGTGCCGAGGTCTGTGTGTGACTTGTCAGACATAAGCGATTCTCCGGGAAATGATCCCGGCTCCGGGAAATACAGCTACTCCAAACAAGTTATCAGAATTCATCAAATTCCTCCCAACTCCGATCAACTCCCTTGATCGTCTTGATTTCTGCCGGCGGAGCGTAGTCTCGGTATCTACCATTTGACAGCTCATATGTAAGGCATGCCACTCCCTGCTGGCCGGTCCACTTGAACCTAGATTTCCAGCAGTGTATCTCGACGCAGTCCTCGCCTCTGTGGACGGTGATGCCCAGATCGGCTTTCGCAAACCACGCCGCAGAACCAGAGATATTCATGCCCTTGGGCACTGCATAGGTGCCGTCCTCTCGGGGGTACATTTTCTGGGGGTGGGCGACAAACCAGACGTGGATGCCGTGGGCCTTGGCAAAGGCGGTAATTCGACTGAGCATATGGCTGATGCTGTTGTGCTCTTCAGTCCCTGACTGCTCAATGTAGTTATAGGGATCGATGATCAGACCCCGAACACCCAGACGCATGACCGCCTGCTTGGTGCGCTCAATGACACTGTCGATGGTGCTCATGCCACCGTCCTTGGATTCAAGGAACACAAAGTGCTCGTTAATGAACACTATTGCCTCTTCCAGCTCCTCCTCCGTCATTCGGGGGCCAAGCCCGTCATAGAACGGCTTGCCCGTGACTTTCTCTGCCAGCTTGGCGATGTGCATGTGGGGTGGGTTTTCAAACGAGCACACGGCAAACTTCCATGACTCGCGCTGGGCTAGATTCACCATGATCTGGTCAATGAACTCAGACTTACCCGAACTCGGCATGCCGGTGACGATAGATAGCTGTCCCTCGGCTATGGTGAACAGCTCATCGATAGCAGGGAAGCCGGTGGACGCCCCCCGTCCGTGACCATTGGCGTAGATGTCCTTGATGTCATTCAGATATTCCGACGCGCCATAGACTCCAGATAGCGGAACTGGCTCAGGGTTATCGAAGAGTCGTC